CTTTTTATCCCAATGGAATGGAACTATGAAGGATTTATTGACGAATTCGGTATTCCAGTATTTGATAGTCCAGACCATGATGTCTTCGACCCACACGGAGAGTTAATAGATGTAGGTGTTGTAGAGAATTGGCAAAACGAAGCTGATGGACTGAAAAACGATCAAGACGCTTTAAATGAGTTTTATAGACAATTCCCAAGAACTACACAACACGCCTTTAGAGATGAGGCTTTAAACAGTATATTTAATCTTGTAAAAATATACGAACAAATAGATTATAACGAAGGTACTGGAAGTGATAAAAATATTTCAAGAGGTAATTTCCAGTGGGTTAATGGTGTAAAAGATTCTACAGTTATATTTTATCCAGATAAAAAAGGTAGATTTAAAATATCTTGGATGCCACCATCTCATATGCAAAATAAAATTGCAATAAAAAATGGAATTAAGTATCCTGCTAATGAACATATGGGTGCTTTTGGTTGTGATAGTTATGATATATCAGGGACTGTAGATGGGAAAGGATCTAAAGGAGCTTTACACGGTCTTACGAAGTTTAGTATGGAAGATTGCCCGCCAAATCATTTCTTTTTAGAATACGTGGCTAGACCACAAACTGCAGATATATTTTTTGAAGACGTGTTAATGGCATTAGTATTTTATAGTATGCCAATACTCGCAGAGAATAATAAACCTCGCTTACTTTACTACTTAAGAAGAAGAGGATATAGAGGTTTTAGTATGAATAGACCTGATAAGCTATGGAACAAACTATCTATAGCAGAAAAAGAAGTAGGAGGAATACCAAACTCAAGCGAAGATATAAAACAAGCACATGCGGCTGCTATAGAAATGTATATACAAGGCCATGTTGGTCATATGCAAACGGGTAGTTATGGTAGCATGTACTTTAATGAAACTCTTAATGATTGGGCTAGATTTGATATAAATAAAAGAACTGCATATGATGCAGCTATAAGTTCTGGCTTAGCTATTATGGCTTGTAATCGACACCTGTATAAACCCAATCCTAATGTTGAAAAACCTAAACTAAATATAAATATTTCCAAGTACACCAATACTGGTAATACATCAAAAATAATAAAATAATAATATGGCAGAGTCTGCGGTAAAAAGTTATTTCCCATCACAAGTTGTCAGTGATAGCGAAAAAAACTCAAATGAATATGGGTTAAAAGTAGCTAAAGCTATTGAAACTGAGTGGTTTCATAGCGATAGAAACACTGTTCGATACACTACTAACAAAAATAATTTTCATAATCTTAGGTTGTATGCTAGGGGAGAACAACCAATACAAAAATATAAGGATGAGTTATCTATAAATGGTGATTTATCCTATCTTAATTTAGATTGGAAGCCAGTTCCAATTATACCTAAATTTGTAGATATAGTAGTTAATGGTATTGCAGAAAGAACATATGATATAAAAGCTTATTCTCAAGATAGGGCAGGTATAGATAAGAGAAGTAAGTACATGCAAGATATATTATCTGACATGGCTTCACAAGATTTTAATGCGATAATGCAACAAAATTATGGTATGGATGTTTCTAAAACAACTATACCAGCAACTGATTTACCGCAAACCCAAGAAGAGCTAGATTTACACATGCAATTAAGTTATAAGCAAGCTATTGAAATTGCAGAAGAACAAGCTATAAACGTTTTAATGGATGGTAATAATTATGAGTTAATTAAAAAGCGTTTTTACTATGATCTTACTGTGCTTGGAATTGGTGCTGTTAAAAACGAATTTAACTCATCTCAAGGCGCTACATTAAAATATGTTGATCCAGCTGATTTAGTATATTCATATACTGAATCCCCTTATTTTGATGATATATATTACGTTGGAGAAGTAAAAGACGTGCCTTTAAATGAATTAATAAAAGAATTTCCTGATTTAAGCAAAGATGAATTAAAAGATATTCAAAAAAATAAAACTTTTACTCAAACTAATTATAATTCAGGGCAAAATAACTATAGAGAAACAGATAGTAATAAAGTTCAAGTTTTATATTTTAATTATAAAACTTATATGAATGAGACATATAAAGTAAAACAAACTGGTAGTGGTGCTAATAAAGCTATACCAAAAGACGATTCTTTTAATCCACCTAGAAATTTAGAAGGAAGTTTTGATAAATTACAAAGAAAAGTAGAGGTATTATATGAAGGTGCTTTGATATTAGGTACTAAAAAAGTGCTAAAATGGAGAATGGCTCAAAATATGATACGTCCTAAAAGTGATTTTACAAAAGTTAAAATGAATTATGCTGTTGTAGCACCTAGAATGTATAAAGGGAAAATAGAATCTTTAGTGAGAAGAGTAACGGGCTTTGCAGACATGATACAATTAACACATTTAAAACTACAACAGGTTATGGCTCGTATGGTTCCTGATGGTGTTTATTTAGATGCGGATGGTCTCGCTGAGATAGATCTGGGTAATGGAACAAATTATAACCCACAAGAGGCATTAAACATGTTCTTCCAAACAGGATCCGTAATTGGTAGAAGTTTTACTTCTGAAGGTGATATGAATCCTGGTAAAGTACCTATTCAAGAGATAACAAGTGGTAATGGTGGTAATAAAATACAAGCTCTTATTGCTAACTACAATTATTATCTACAAATGATTAGAGATACTACCGGGCTTAACGAGGCCAGAGATGGTAGTATGCCAGATAAAAATGCTTTAGTAGGTGTTCAAAAACTAGCAGCCGCAAATAGTAATACCGCTACAAGGCACATATTACAGTCAGGTTTGTTTTTAACAGCAGAAATGGCAGAATGTTTATCTCTTAGAATATCTGATATTATAGAATATTCTCCAACAAAAGATGCTTTTATACAAGCTATAGGCGCTTATAATGTTGCTGTTTTAGAAGAATTAAAAGAATTACATTTATATGACTTTGGTATATTTATAGAACTACAACCAGATGAAGAAGAAAAAGCTATGCTTGAGAATAATATCCAAATGGCTTTACAACAACAAAATATAGAGCTTGAAGATGCTATTGATCTTAGAGAAATTAAAAATATAAAACTTGCAAATCAATTATTAAAAATACGTAGAAAAAAGAAACAAGAAAAAGATCAGCAATTACAAGAAAGAAACATGCAACTTCAGTCTGAGACAAATCAACAGGCTGCGCAAGCAGCAGCTCAAGCTGAAATGCAAAAAGCGCAAATGCAAGCTCAAATAGAGACTCAATTAGAAACACAAAAGTCTGACTTGAGAATGAAAGAACAAGCGGCAGAAGCAGAACTTAAGAAACAACTAATGGAACAAGAGTTCCAATATAGTATGCAGCTTAAAAACTTAGAAACAAAAGCTAAGACAGATAACGAAAACATGAAAGAAAATCGTAAAGATGATAGAACTAAAATACAAGCAACTCAACAAAGTGAAATGATTTCACAAAGAAACAATGACGAAGGACCTAAAAACTTTGAATCAGCAAGTGATAGTATAAGTAGTGGCATGGAATTAAAGCCTATATCTTTTGATTAAAAATTATTAATTATTATATTATATTATGGAAGAAAACGTAGAAAAAGTAGTTGAAGAAACTACACAAGATCAAACTGTTGAAACAGTTGATGAAAGTAAATTTAAAAGCGCTGGAGATGACAGCGTTGTTAAAGTAGATTTAAATAAACCACTAACAAAAAAAGAAGAGGTTAAAGAAGAACCTAAAGAAGAGGTTGTTGAAAAGGTTAAAGAAGAAGTAAAAGAAGAGATTGAAAAAAAGCAGGAAGAAGTACCAGTATTAGAAGAAGTAACCGAAGAAGAAGTTAAAGATGAGGCTCAAGAGCTCACTGAAGAGTTAATGGATGCTAAGATAGAAGAGGTTGAAACTGGGAAAAAATTACCTGAAAATTTACAAAAAGTTGTAGATTTTATGGAAGAAACTGGTGGTACTCTAGAAGACTACGTACGTCTTAACCAAGATTTTGCTAGTTACGACGATATGACAGTGTTAAGAGAATACTATAAACAAACAAAACAACACCTAACATCTGATGAGGTAGAGTTTTTGATAGAAGATACTTTTATGGCAGGAGAAGATGACAGTGAAAGAGCTATAAAAAAGAAGAAAATAGCGTTAAAAGAGCAAGTTGCCAACGCTAAAGCCCATCTGGACGGGCAAAAGTCCAAATACTATGAAGAAGTTAAAGCTGGGTCAAAGTTGACCTCAGAACAACAAAAAGCTTGGGATTTCTTTAATAGATATAACAAGGAGTCGGAAGAGAATAAAAAAATAGCAGAAAAACAAACTAGTACCTTTTTAAGTAAAACTAATGAGGTTTTTAACGACAAGTTCAAAGGTTTTGAGTATAACGTCGGTGATAAAAAGTATAGGTTTAACGTGAAAAATGCTAATGAAGTGAAAGAAAGCCAAACTGATATTAATAATTTTGTCAAAAAGTTTTTGAACGAAAATAGCGAAATGTCTGATGCAAAAGGTTATCATAAGTCACTTTTTACAGCAATGAATCCCGATGCTATTGCAAACCACTTTTATGAACAAGGTAAAGTTGATGCTTTAAAAGAAAGTATTGCTAAATCTAAAAATGTTGACATGAATCCTAGAGGGTCTCATACTGAGACAGAAACAGGTGGAATGAAATTTAAAGTGCTAGGCAATAACTCTGCTGATTTTAAGTTTAAAATTAAAAATAAATAACAATTTAAAATTACAAAATTATGGCAATTACTGCAGGTGATAATTTAAACACCGTTGTAAGCCCAACTCAAAACGCTTTAGCATCTAACTTTATAGATTTTACAGCTTCTGGAAATGGGTGGGCACAACAATATTTACCAGACCTAATGGAAAAAGAAGCTGAAGTGTTCGGAAATAGAACAGTTTCAGGATTTCTTTCACAAGTTGGGGCTGAAGAGGCTATGACATCCGATATGGTTGTTTGGTCTGAACAGGGTAGATTACATTTAGCGTACACAGGTACAATGGATGCATCTCACTCTAATGTAACATTAACAGGTCACGCTGGAACAAACGCAACATATACTGAAAACGAGCACGGTTTACGTCTTGGTGATGTTTGTGTTGTTGCTGCTGCTAACGTAACTTATGTTGGTAGAGTTACAGCTGATGACAGCTCTGATGTTATAACAATACTTCCTTATGAATATGCACACGCTGCTAATACATCTCCTGCTATGGGTGATGTAGCGGTTACAGTTCTTAAGATAGGTTCTGAATGGGCAAAAGGATCTGATACTCCTTATAGTTCAGCTAACGAGCCTTCTCACCAATCATTTACTAACAAACCAGTTATTATTAGAGACATGTATCACGTTTCTGGTTCTGACGCGTCTGCAATAGGATGGGTTGAAGTTAGTGGTGAAGATGGTGCTTCTGGATACTTATGGTATTTAAAAGCTGAAGGTGAAACTAGAATGAGATTTGCTGATAACTTAGAAATGCAATGTTTAGAGGGCGTTAGAGGTTTAGCGGCTTCTACACTTGATACAGGTGTTAATTTCCTTGTGTCTCCTCAAGCTACAACTGGTACTACTTTTGGTACTCAAGGTTTGTTTGACGCTATTAATGATAGAGGGAATAACTCTTCTGGTATTACTGGTGTTAACGCTGCTACTGATTTAGCAGAATTTGATGCTATCTTAGCTGAGTTTGATTCTCAAGGTGCTATTGAAGAAAACATGATGTTTGTTAACAGAAACACTAGTTTAGCTATTGATGACATGTTAGCTTCAATGAATTCTTACGGTGCTGGTGGTACTTCTTGGGGAGTATTTAACAACTCTGAAGAAATGGCGTTAAATTTAGGTTTCTCTGGTTTCAGACGTGGATCTTACGATTTCTACAAGTCTGACTGGAAATATCTAAATGATGCTGGTACTAGAGGCGCAATTAATTCTAGAGCTGCTGCTGATGCAATTAGAGGAGTTATAGTTCCTGCTGGTGTATCTTCGGTTTACGACCAACAATTAGGAAAGAACCTTAAACGTCCTTTCTTACATGTTAGATATAGAGCTTCAAAAACTGATAATCGAAAAATGAAAACTTGGATTACTGGTTCTGTTGGTGCTACTACATCTGAATTAGACGCAATGAGAGTTAACTATTTATCTGAAAGATGTTTAGTTACTCAAGGTGCAAATAACTTTATGTTATTGAACTAATCAATTTTTAAAAGAGGGTGGAGCTTAGTCTCCACTCCCTTTTATTTTTATTAATTTTATTATATATTATATTATGGCAAAAAA